AGTTCGTCTACTTCTGCCTTAAACCCTTGATGCACTCTTGATATTGTTTCTGCCATTACTGGCAATGCTTTTAGATCTGCACTAATGTCATTGAACTCTGTTGGCTCAGTGCCACGACATGCAATTACTAGATCTGTTTTGTTCATAAAACGGTATGCTTGCGCTCCGTCTTTTTCGTAGAATTCCACAGTTGTAAACCCTAACTTCTTTACTTGACTTTTTGCTTCTTTGATGTTACTATAAGCAATACTAGACAATTTAGCAAATAATAAGGATCTTTCATTGAAATTCATTGTTGATATACTCATAAGCCCTCCTTCATGTATTACAATCATATTTATCGAAACGCTAAATACATATACGGAGCGATAAAATGAAAAAACGTACAAGATCCATATTAGAAGAATTAAACGAATTAGGACGCAATCACGGTAATGATCGTCTAATAGAAGCTACAGCTAATAATTTAATTGAAAGTAGCATTAATTTAATTAACAGAATTAGTAGTACATACGATGATACTACAGCAGGCGAGCTTGAACGTAGGTTTATTAATGCAATCAAGAGCGGTGATCCTCGCAAATTTAAACGTGGTATTGCAAAAGTTATAGAGGCAAAGAACAATGATACTAAGTGAAGGCGGAAACGTATTTAAAACAGAACCTGAAAAAGAACTAATTGCACAGCGAATTGGTACAGTAGATGTAGATCCTACTATCAAATGGCTTGAAAAGGTTATTGGATTTGAGATAGATGAACAAGACCTACTTGGTACCACTGGTAAGAAGAGTCATCCAAGCGGAAAGTTTGAACTTAACTCTTCAGGTGATTTGGATATCAATACAGATTTGAATAAGGTTAGTAAAGAGCAATTAAAAGATAAATTAACTGCCTGGTGTAAAAGCCAAGGTATTGCCGATCAAGATATAATGAACATAGGCCGCAAGAAACAAGACGGGTGGATTCACGATGCAGGAGATCAAGTACATTTTCGTACTCCGATAAAAGGTAATGCCAACAACGGCTTTGTACAAACTGACTTTATGTTTACCTTAAAACCAGACTATCAGCGCGGCGCCAAACGTGGCGGCACAGATGAATACGGCGGAGCATTGAGAGCAATGTTACTAGCAAGTCTTGCAAGAGGACGTGGATATAAGATGAGTCCTAAGTTTGGAATACTTGACCCAAATAAAGGCGATGCTGTTATTGCTGATGATTGGACAAAAGATATTCCAGAAATACTATTAGGTAAAGGCGCAACCGAAGAAGATACTTACACTGTTGAAAGTATGATTGCGTTCTTAAGAAAGAATGAACCAAACTACGAAGAACTAATTGCACAGTTTGAATACCAGTTAGAAAAAGAAGGTAAGAAACTTCCTGAAGCAACGCAAACAGGTTACACAACACTAGAAGATAAACAACTACAAAGAATTAGAGAATTAAGTGGATTAACTCTTAATAGCACAAGGATGATATCATGAGGCTAGACGAGTTTGAAATAAGCGACACATTGCAAGCAGGTCCTCCATATCCACCGGAACAAAAAGATGCAGTTAAACAATTACAAAAAGCATTACAGTCTGCAGGCTATTCAGTTGGTAGCACAGGTGTAGACGGCAAGTATGGTCCAAGAACAGCAAGAGCTGTAAAAGCATTTAAGAAAGATTATAACATACAAGGCAATGGCCAGGATGTTGATTCTAAGGCTCTACAAACTATTGTAGGTGTAAGCTCGGGTAAAGTTCCAAAAGTTAAAAATACATACACTCCTTCAACAAACAAGCGTTCTGAACTAGGGCAACTATCACAAGACAGTGTTACACAAGGTAAGGTGGGAGAAGTATTAGATCTAATAGCAGGACCTGAGTCAGGTGGACGCTATGATGCAGTTTATCCAGGCAAACGCAGACCTGAAATATTAGATATGACCTTAGATGAATTAGCGGCCGATCAAAGAGAGCGTGGAAGATTTACAGGATCAAGTGCAAGCGGACGCTATCAATATATTAGAAAAACATTATCAAGTGTTGTAAGACAAATGGGACTAGACACTTCCAAAGAAAAATTTACACCTAAACTACAAGACGAGATAGCTATTTTTCATCTACGTGCAAATCACGGATTAGATAGATGGTTGAGCGGATCAATGAGCAACGAAGATTTTCTTAATAGACTTGCAGGCACATGGGCAGGCATTCCAAAGACAAATGGCCGAAGTGCTTATGCTGGAGTACTAGATAACAAAGCAGGGATAGGAGCACAGGCTGCTCTACAAGGCTTAGACGATATAAGAGGTACAGCATAGTGCGTTACAGCGAAATTAAAATAGTTGAGTATGGACCACATGACCGTTATGCTAAAGTTGGTGACACTACTGTTCGGGCAAACACTAGGACAGGCAAGCAAAGTGTTAATACTAAAGTAGGCAACCTTGAACTAGATGCAGACAATACATTGAACAAAGATGGATCGCAAGGTAGGATGTCTGCAACTTACAAAAAGGACAAACTAAAACTTAAACATGATACACGCAAAGGTACGTCAGCAAGTTATAAAATGCCTGACGGATCTACAGCGAAAGTATCAGAATCGGTACAACTTAATGAAGGTGCCCGTATTGATCACGCTGAAGACATAATCTTTTGGGAAGGTAGTAAAGGAGCTATCCGCGCTCTTGAATCATTAAAGCAAATGGAACAAGGTGGGCATACTAATGTTACAGTCAAGTGGGACGGATCTCCTGCACTTGTTTTTGGTCGCAATGAAGCAGGTGAGTTTATACTCACAGACAAATCAGGATTTGTAAAAAAGGGCGGAGTTGAACGTGCAACTAGCGCAGACGATCTTGCCAACAATTTGCTTAACCGTAGCGGCGGAGCAAACAAAGAAGATCCAAAACGCATAGCATTTGCAAACAATATGAAAGATATATTTGACGAATATCAAAAAGCAACTCCCAAAGACTTTAGAGGATACCTAATGGGTGACTTGTTATATTATAACACACCTGAAGTAATTGATGGCAAATATACATTTACTCCTAACATTGTTACGTATAGAGTAGATGTTAATAGCGATTTAGGAAAACGTATTAGTCAATCTAAAACAGGAATAGTTGTGCATAGACTGTTAGATGAACAAGGTAATCAATCACCAGTACCACAAGATTTAAAAATGCAAGGGTTAGAAGTAATGATATTCCCAAGTGTCACAGTTTCAAAGCCGGCACAAATAGAAGATGAAGACATAAACCAATTAAAAGCAGTTGTAGCAGGAAATGCACAAGCAATTGATAATATGTTAGATGTAAACACATTAACACAAATGCAAATGAAGAACTTACCAACAATATTTTACACATACCTAAACAGTAAAGTCGATACTGGATTAGATAATCTTGGTGCAGACTTTTTGCAATGGATTAAAACAAGCAAAGAGAGCGGCAAGAAACAACAAAAGATAGCTGAATACGTAGGACAATACAAGCAGGCATTTGATGCTATGTGGAAAATTGTAACAGGTATAATGACAATCAAGAATAAAATAATTGATCAATTTGATAGCCATGATGCAGATGTTACAGCTGAAATAGGCAGTCACGGACCGGTATCACAAGATGCACACACATCGGGTGGAGAAGGATATGTACTAGCACACCCTGGAGGCGATATTAAATTAGTTCCAAGGGCAGGCTTTACAAAAGCAAATAGATCAATACAACGATAAGGAACCAAAAAAATGAAAATGAACGATATACTAAACGAAGTAAATGACAACTTCGGTCTTTCACCAGAACAGCGCAAACTTGCTAACATGGGTAGAACACTGATGAATCAAGCAGCTACAACTAAAGATGATAATCTTTCAAATGTAATGAGTAAAGTAGGCAATGAGCTTACTAACTTTGGAGCATTGTTTGGTGCATCTAATTTACAAGAGCTTGTAAAAAGAACAGGAGTATCAGCAGAAGTAATAAAAAAACTTATGGCTTATGCAGATAAGATTGGTGACACACATATGGATCTTAAAAAAGATCATGCCGACAGCGGACTAGACGATAAAGACAACGACGACGACGATTTCAACGAGCCTAGTGACGCAGACATAGATAGAGACGCAACAGCATTCGCTAAAGGCAACTAATGGATTTCATACAAGAGATACACGAAGCAAGGATGACCCGAGACGGGAACAATCTACGTGTTCTCACGTATACAGATTGCTGTGAACGACTGTATCTAAGTTTGTTAATCGTTGATTTACTAAGAAGGTTCCCTAAGTATAAATCATCAGTACAAAGTTATGCTAGTCGTACAACAAGATATTCAAACTATAATTCATTTAAAGCAAGCGGAACTGACTTGTACAATTTTATGTATTTTGTATCTGGCGGCGATGATGCGCAGGACAAACTTAAAAATCCTGCTGCGGCAAAAACAATGCGTAAGACAACTTATCTATCTACAATGCAAATTAATGGATATCTAACTAGCATAGGTAACGGAAGTGATCCAACTAATGCATTGTCGGTTCTTGTAAGTGCTGAAACATCTTTGAAAATAGTTAATCAAGACTATAAAAATATGCGAAGAGCAATAGGAAACTTTGATAGTCTAACAGCTCTTGACAAAAAGAAAAATGTTACAAGGTTGTTGTATGCAACTAGAGCTAAATTAAGATCAAGCGACATAATAGACGACTTAGAAAAATTAGCTGTTGAAGGTAACTTTGAAACAGGTTTGGTCAAAGACAACGAACCAACTGTTAGTTTGCCGGATATACCGTTAGAATCAAAGGACTTGATAAACTATAGATTTTTAGTTGGAACAAAGAATCTAATGCAAGCGCAAAGAGTTGTGCAATTGGCTAGTAGAGGCGCAAGTGTGCCTAGTAATTTTATTACAGCTTATCTTCCTATTATAAAAATGGTACATGATATTGTACGTGCAGGACCTGCATTTATTAATCAATTGCGTGTATTACACAAAAGAGCCCAAAAAAGCACCAAAGACTAGGTTTTTTTCCTAAGAGACTAAATACATATACAAGAACAGCACAGAGGGTGCTGGTCCATTTAATGATAACAGGAGAAATAAAATGGCAACTTATGACGTAACACCAGTAAACGGCGGCGCTAATGCAGTCGGTACTTTAGAAAAAACAGCACAAATTAACGGATTTTTAATCAGCTTAGACAGTGCTTCAGATGGAACAGATGATGCTCCAGTAGATCTACGTGCAGTAGACGCAGCACATGGTTCAACTTATGACTTAATTCTTAGAGAATTAAATCCATTAATGGCACATGCTATTAATGACGCTTCAGGCGTAATGAGTGTGATCATGGACGCTCATCACGGCGATGCAGCTTCAATCAAAGCACGTTTAGTAGCACTAGACGGCATTGGTACAGATACAACTGTAGCAGCAGCAGCAAGTTTTGCAGTAGCTTAATAGCTTAACTGTAACTTAACATTAAAGGCTCACTTTTTAAGTGGGCCTTTTTTTATGACTATAAGTAAGTGTATGCTATTTAAAATCACAACCGTAGTCGATATAACTCAAACAAATGCTCGTCGCGGCCAAGACAAGAAAAAAGAAAATCAACAAGCAAACTTTAATACTATGTTTCAAACCATAGGGCTACGTGTTAATGTTGAACCTTTAGGTTGTACACAGTCAGTGATTGATGTTGGCAAACTTGAATACAAGTTTGGTAGTGCTATTAAGGGCAAACAAAGAGTATGGACATTTGAATTTGAAAATACATACGAAGGCGCACTAACTTTGGACATGATGATTGATGATTTTGATCTTGTACCTGTAATAGTAAACCTAGAAGAAACAGCAGCTAATACTAATTGCATTTTCTCTACAAAACACGAAACTGATAAGAACATTTTATTTGAAATAATCGATAAATAATTACAACGGAGATTAACTAGATGTCTACAACTAATTTAGAAAAAGAGAACTTAGAAGCGCATGTTGACTTGTGTGAACAGCGTTACAAGAATCTTGAAACTCGTATGCAAAACATAGAGTCAAAAGTAGAGCATATTCACCGTGATATTACAGCAGGTCAAAAATCAATGACCAAAGTTATTATTGGTGCTGCAGGCACAATAGTAGCTGGATTATTATCTACAATAGTCGTTCTGTTAATTTCATTACAATAAACGTATAAATAACTATATGTTATTAAGAGAACTCACATCACCCCTCGACGAAAAACAAATTTGGGCTCGCAAAGGCAAGTCTTTGGTGCGTAAGTATCGTTGCATGGGCGGCCTACGTAAAAATAGAATTGTAGCTACTCCTAGTGCATGTTTTGCACCAATGGATGTTAAAAAACGAGCTGTAATGAAGCGTACTAGAGCTAGATTATCTGCTAAAATGGCAAGAGTAGCAAAACGTACCAAGCGTACAAACCCAGCAAGTATTAGACTAGCCAAGGGAATGAATAAAAGAAAATGAATGTGCTTGAAATAACATCAAGAGCGTATCAAAGACGCCCAGGTAAAAGTCCAAGTCTTAAGTTTAGATGTACATACGGGCCACGCAAAGGACAAGTTCGAGCTAGTCCATCTGCATGTAATGCACCGTTAAATGTAAAAGCAAGTAATACATTAAAGAAGACACGCACAGCTAAAGGTGGTTTAGTAGCTGCTAAAACTAAAATAACAAAAAGGTCAGCACCAGGTGCAAAAAGGACTAGAAAGTTAAACAAACCAAGAAAGAGGTCAAGAGTATGAAAATTTTTGAAATAGAGCAAGCCCAAGCCCAAGCGCCAGCAACAGCAACTCCAGGCGCAACAGCACCACAAGGTCAACAGGAAGCACCACCACCAGCAACACCATCATCACAAAATACTATGCCAGCAGGGCAACCACCAACTGATCCAGCAAAAGTAGAAGCTGAAAGAAAGAAAACAATCGCTCAGCAAAGGACAGCAATACAAGGCCAAATTAAGTCTTTAGACGATCAGAAGAAAGCATTACAACAGCAACTGGCAACACTAAAATGAAATTAAATGAACTTATAGGTAGCTTTGATATCTATACAACTAATGAAGAACAGCAAGAATTAACCCAGCTCGAAGGTATGGTTCCGTTCGGAAGTTTCAACGAACGACAGCAAGTCATTATAAACAACCTTATACGCAAGAGTTTGGTAAGTAAAATACAATCCAAAGAAGGTATAATGGTTGCTAAAAATGAACTCTAACTTAGTAGAAGAACTTAAAAAACTAATAGAAGAAAACTTAGACCCAAGCATGTTTCCATATGCTAAGGGTAATAGTATTCGTATTGGTAGCTTAGTTATTCGTGAGAACAAAAAAGGCTTTCATATACACGATCTAAAAACAAAAGATCATATAGCAACTACATTTAGTAAGACAGCGGCAGTAGCAATAGCAAAAAATTTAGCTAAAGGGCATAATGTTACAGCAAATGCAATAGACTTAGATAAAGTTATTGAGAAGAATTTCTCAGATGCAATGTTTTATTCCCATACTTTACGAACAACCAAAGACGAAATGAAGAAAGAAGTCACAGAAACACGCCTAGATATAGCAAAAATACGTACAGAAGACGCAAAGCGTCATCTTGACTGCATGATATTTAATTAACTGTGATAAATAACTATAACAACATTTATGCTAGGGAAGAGTAGATATGCAAATTAGAGATATTAACAAACCAGTGAACTCGAAAACACTGAATGAAACAATGGCCAAAAAATATGGTACAAAGATAAACGTTGATTCGTTTACACTTGAACAACTTCAAGATGCTAGAAACAAATTAAGAACAAAACTTAGTGATATTGAAACCAACGAAAGTTTTTCAGGCTTGTCACAAAACAAAACCTACAGTAAGAACAAACTCTTCCTAGACGTTCTTAATGCAGCAATTAGTGAAAGATCTAATATTGACGAAGGTGAACTTCCGCCAGCATTAAAAGCATATCAAGACAAGAAAAACGGTAAATCATCTGACAAAGAAGATAAAGAGAAACCGGAAAAAGAACGTAAAGAGAAACCGGAAAAAGAACGCAAGATGCCAATGGACGACAATGGCACACCTGATGACAAGTCAGATGACAAGCCGGCGTTCTTAAAAAAGAAGAACGAAGCTGTAGTTAAAGAAGGCAAAATGAAAGCCGTATGTAAAGAGTGTGGCGACGAGTTTGGCAAGCCAACAACAGATTGTAAAAACGATTGTAATGATCCTACACAGGATTGCTGGGTAAAGGAGTCAGAATACATGAAAGAATCAAAACATTTAGACGAAGGTAAAGACATTATCAACAATTACTTTACCAAACTAATCGAAGGCGAAGAAGACAAAGCAGAAATAGTAATGGCTGCAAAAGACATGGTTGATAGATTAACTGGTTGGATGGAAGACACAGCAGAAATGCAAAGTGAATCAATGCTAGAACTAGCTGATGCTATTAGAGATGAAATGGGCGCAGCACAAAGCGAATCATTTACAAACACAGTTAAGCCTGCACTAGAATCATTGTACACAGCAATGGAAGGAACTAGAGTTGCATTAACACAAGGTGTTGGTATGCTAACAGGCGAAGCAGAGCCGATGGATGCTATGGGCGATGAGCCAGCTCTAGATGCAGAAGAGCCAGGTATGGAACCAACTGTAGATGCAGAAGAACCAGCAATGGACGACGGTATGGGAGCATCAGCTCCAGCAGCTGGAGGAGAAGACGAAGCTGGCAGAGCAAAGCGAGAGTCAATCCAACGTTCACGTAGATTAGGCACAATCCTTTCAAGCAGAAACTAAGGATACAACAATGTTGATGTCCGACATTATCAATGAAGCAGGTGAAGAAGTTGGACTTACAGCTTCTCCGAAACTTGTTCATGTATTAAGAACACTTATTGGACAAGCCGATCAGAACGGCGATAAACTGTTCTTACATTTCGATAAACCACTTCCGAACGATATACGAACTGATGCACGTAATTTAGACTTAAACAAAATTATGCAAAATGTGGGCGGCGAACAGTTTGATTATGAAACATTCAAAGCTGCTTACGACACTGATAATAGAGTTAAGTCAATGATAGCAAACTTTAGTGAAAAAGGTATTGAACCTAAAACAAAAGAATCGCCATCAGACAGTCCAGTAGCAAGCGGTGAAGCTGATCCTAATGCTGTATCAAGCATGGCCAAGTCAGCAACAGACTTAGGCGATAAACTTTAAAAAAACTCTTGACTTATCTCTGTATTGTGTTATAATAATAACAAATAGGAGAATAATACTTTGACAAGACTACTAAGTGCATTTAACTTTCAACAATGGATCATTGAATCTGACTTTCCAGGTCATGAAAAGTTAGAGTATCTTTTTGACGGATTAGAAGATAACCGTGATGGATTTACTACAGCAACAAACAACGGTATACAACACTATTATAAAAACGAAGATATTGCTAGTGTAGCTGATCTTGTACGTACTCGCACAAACGAATTATTAACAGAACAAGAATCACCTATTATAGCAGGTGAGCTTGACAAGGCTTGGACCATTACATATAATCCAGGTGGGTGGCAAGCATTGCACAGCCATGCATATAGGTATAATGTTATAAGCACTGTAATGTATTTTGATACAAATGAAAATGAAAACACAAGCGACGGTGCGTTCTATGCTGTTTTTTCAGAACCAGACGGTGAACAAATTGTACAAGTGTGTCCTTACTGGGCAGGTAAGTTCCTTGTAATGGAAGGTGCTATCCAACATGGTGCATACCCAACGACATCAACACGCCGATGTCTTATTATAGATTTTAAACAGGAAACACATGACAACACTGATACAAAATAAATTCGATTACAAACCTATATCACGAAAAGAAGTAGACGGTAAACGTAAGTATCTTACACCCGACGGACATGCTGTTGCAAGTGTTACCACAATCTTAGATGCTACTAAAGATAAAACACATCTTATTGCTTGGCGCAAACGAGTAGGAGAACAAAAAGCAAGAGAAATTACAACCGAAGCCGCAGGCGTAGGCACACGGATGCACAAGTACCTTGAAGACTATGTAGAGTTTGGCGAATGGCCAACTCCAGGCAGTAATCCATTTGCTAAAAAAGCACACCGCATGGCTGAAGTAATACGTGATGAAGCAATGGTGCATGTAGACAATATATGGGGTAGCGAAGTACAACTTTATGTGCCGCAACTGTATGCAGGCACAACCGATCTAGTAGGAACATTTAAAGGTAACCCTGCTATTATGGATTTTAAACAAACTAATAAGCCCAAGAAACAAGAGTGGGTAGTTGATTATTACTTACAAATGGTTGCATACGCAGAAGCACACAATGCTGTATTTGGTACAGATATACGTGAAGGGCATGTGTTTATGTGTAGTCGAGGTGATGACGGAATGATATTAGGTGGCGAAAAATATCAGCAATTTGACTTATGGCCACATGAATATGATGAATGGAAACATGAATGGTATGAACGAGTGTATGCATATTATGAGAAACACGGATAAATATGTATAACAGGAGAATGAAATGGCTGTAGTTCAGATATCAAGAATACAAGTCCGTAGAGGACAAAAAAACGCAGGTAGTGGTATACCTCAACTTGCTTCAGGTGAGTTAGGTTGGGCTGTTGATGCAAGGGAATTATTTATAGGTAACGGTGCTGTTAGTGAAGGAGCACCAGCTGTAGGTAATACAAAAGTCTTAACACAATACGATAATATATTTGATCTAGCTGATACATATACATACAGAGCAGACGATGCATGGATGGACACAGGCGGCCCAGGAGGCACACCAGTAACAAGATCATTACAAGCTCGCTTAGATGATACAGTAAACGGTAAGGCTTTTGGACTAACAGGTGAAACTTCACAGATAGCAACAGTTAAATTACAAACAGCTATTGACCAACTCTATTTAAGTGATGCTATTAAAGGTTCAATTGGTAGCCGAGTAAAATTACATCTTACAGCAGGCGAGTATATAATTGATGACACGATTTACATTCCACCTTATGCAACTATCATCGGAGAAGGTAGCGACAAAACTGTAATTAGATCGTCAACAACTAATAAGCCAATGTTTAAAACTGTAAACAGTACTAGTACAGTAGGAACACCGTCATCGGATGCAACTAGTACAACATTAAACCAATCAACAGACGTTCACATTGAAGGTATAACATTAGAAACAACTGTAATAAACAAAGTCATAGTTTTAGATAGCTGTAAAGATAGTACATTTAAAGATGTGAAAGTTAAAGGTCCGTGGACAACAGGTGATGCAGCAGATTTAGGTTCAGTAGGAATTGAAATGAATAGTCTAAACGGTACAGTTGAGACAAAACATATTAAATTATTAGATTGTATTATCGATGGATTTGAATACGGATTATCTAGTGATTGGGATACAAACAATAATCATATTAACGATGTTGAATTTATTAATTGTGCATATGGAATTGCTTTTGGAACTAATCTATCATCTTTAGATCTCACAGCTAATAGTGGTAAGCAAACAGGACCATATCAAAATACGTTTATGCATAATAATTTTAAGAATATAAACAAGCATGCAATTTGGATAAAATTTGGTACAAAAAACTATCTATCAAATAATGTGTTTACTTTGTGTGGTAATGATGGTGGTGCTGAGCATATTCCATCTGTGAGTGTTGTTAAATTTGAACAACCAGGAAACTCAAGTGATCATGATACTTTTAGTAGAACAGCAGTATTATCATATAATCCAACATACTGGGATGGTGTAGCATATCTTCCAGAAATAGAAGGCCCAGCCGATGTTGTATTTGGTGAAACACATATCTTAAATACAATTTCAAGAACAGGTACAGATGCTAACGGCATTATACACCAAAAAAGGTTTAGACTACCAGCTGAAGTTGATGTAGCTAGTCAACGTTATGATATACACTATCAAATAACAAGTAGAAATTATTCAGCTTATAGATCAGGGATACTTACTATCAACGTAAACGGTAAAGATAAAACAACTACACTAAACGATAGTCATAACTATACTGGAGTACAAGCATACGAGGACGATATATCTTTTAATGTTCTTGTACAAGATGCTGATGCTGATACAATTGACGAAACAATAGATGTAAACATAGGTAGCAACATGCCTAGCGATGACGTATCGCAAATAGAATTCAAGGTAACATTATCAAAAACAAACATTGATGCTACAGGTGAATAATGTTTGATAAAAATAACGACCAACGCCTTCAAGCCTGGTCCGAGTTTAGAAAATCTTTAGAAACATCAAACACTCCAATACAAGATGTTATTGACTTTTACAGCCAGTCTCCTATAGTGAGTATTCATACTGATCCATGGGATGAAACTGTCTGGCCAACACCGTGGGAACTTGTACAGGAGAATCAATACTGTGAGTTCTGTATCGTACTAGGTATGTGTTATTCTTTACAGTTAACAGACCGTTTTTCAGGGTCGGATTTTGAGATACATATCGTTATAGACAAAGAGAATTCTATGTTTAACTACCTACTTTACATAGACAAGTCATTAATCAGTTACCCAATTGGCGAGAGAAATTATGCTAAACTGCCGCCAAATTACTTTGAAGTCAAGAAGAAATACAGCATGCCCAAACTACAATAAATATGAAACTAATAGAGAACGAAGAGGAATGAAAATATGTCAAACGGAACAATGATCATCAAACGTGATGGTTCAAAAGAACAATTAAATATCGATAAAATACACAAAGTAGTGATGCATGCCTGTGAAGGATTAGCGGGCGTAAGTGCAAGTTTAATCGAAATGAATGCCAACATACAATTTTATGATGGTATGAGTACACAGGAAATACAAGAAGTTCTAGTCCGTAGTGCAAATGATTTAATTAGTTTAGATGCGCCTAACTATCAGTATGCGGCTGCAAGACTGTTAGCATATACTCTAAACAAACAAGTGTTTGGTGAATTTAATGCAATTAGTTTTTATGACATGATTAATAAAAACATTGAACGTGGCGTATATGATTCAAGTATATTAGAAATGTATACCAAAGAAGAAATTGAAACACTTGACAGTTACATTCGACATAAGCGAGATGAAAACTTTACCTATGCAGGACTACGTCAAGTAGTTGACAAATACCTTGTACAGGATCGTTCATCAGATGAAATATTTGAGA